AATAGTAACGCAAAAAGGAGCGAAGCGGGGCCTTTACCTCGTACAGCGTACTACCGCCCCAAAATCCCTGTCCCGATCCCAGGGCCTAACAACTTACACTATACCTATAACACTACACCACACACTAAGAATGTTCCCCGTCCCCTAACTGTTTTAAGGTGGACGACAGGCGTTAGGAATAAGGTACATTCTTAAGGTGGACAAAGGACGGAAGACAGGACGAAAGATGGCAGGACAGTCCAAAGGTTTTAGGGTGGACTAAGAATGTTCATGCGTGCCTAAAACTCTTCGGGAAACCGGCCAGTTTAAGGGTGGCGAAGGAATGTTCATCCGGAGGTAGAAGTTGAGGGAGGGCTAGGAGGGTCCACCTCACATACACCCATACCAAAACCACATATCCCTGTCCTCTTTGTAAATTACCTAAAAATTTTTGGTAAACCCCGCGCTGATGACTAAATTGACAAAAACTACCCCGCCGCCTATAGTAGTGTGTAACACTAACCCTAGGAGAAAGACGATGGCTAAGAAAGAGAAGAGACCGAAACGACGAGGTCCATTGACGATATCCGCGGTACGGAAAGCCCTGCCAGGTACTTGTGGCGTGATCGCTAAGATGGCGGTTCGGCTGGATGTGCATTACCAGACGCTGTACACATTCATAAACGATGACGATGAAGCTGGGGAACATGAGGAGCTGAGGAAAGAGATCGCCATTGAGAGGGATTACTTGTTGGACTTGTCAGAGATGACAGTCAAGGACTGTACGACTCAGAGGTTGGATTTGGGCATTGCGAGTACTACGGCGCGTTGGGCGTTAGACAGACGTGGTTCTAGTAGAGGGTACATGCAGAAGCAGGAGGTTACGTTGGAGGGAGGTCAGAATCCTTTGAATGTACAGTTCCCCATTGAGAAACTTCTTGGTCGTGTCAGTGTGGCATGTAAGAAGGAGTTGATGGCGGCTATGAAAGAGATTGAGGAAGAAGAGGAATAGATCATGGCCAAAGCCGTCAGTGTAGGAATGATGGACATACAAACCTCCATCTGTAAGGACAGCTTCTTTGAGTTCGTTCAAGAGTTCTGGGACGTTATCATCGCTGAAACTCCAGTCTGGAATTGGCATATCGAGTATATGTGTGATGAACTCCAGTTTGTTGCGGAGCGTGTGTTTGCAGGTAAGGCGAAAGAACATGATCTTATCATAAATATTCCTCCTGGGTCTACTAAGTCGACTATCTGTTCGGTTATGTTCCCGGCCTGGCTTTGGACAAGGATGGATAGTGCTCGTTGTATATGTGGTTCCCATACTGCTCCGCTTGCTTTGAACTTGTCGCGGTTGTCTCGTATTATCGTTCAGAGTGATAAATACCAGTCTATGTTCCCTTGTATTACTCTTTCTGAGGATCAGAATACGAAGGGTTGTTTTATGACGGAGCAGAAAGGAGGACGGCTTGCCACTATGGTAGGTGGTTCTGTTACTGGGTTTCACGCCCACTTTCTTATAGTGGATGACCCGTTGGATCCTAAGAAAGCTGCTTCTACTGCTGATTTGAAGACTGCGAATGATTGGATGACGGAGACTTTACCTACCCGTAAGGTGGATAAGGCTATTGCTGTCACCATTCTTATCATGCAGCGTCTCCATGAAGATGACTGTACCGGTAACTGGTTGGAGAGGGTGAACGGTAAAGAGAAGAAGAAACGTCGTATTGGTAGGAAGAAGCGTATCAAGCATATCTGTTTGCCAGCTGAAGCTGAAGGGAATGAGATCTTCCCTGCTGAGTTGGAAGATAACTATGTCGATGGTTTGTTGGATCCTATTCGTTTGTCTGCGGATATTTTGGGAGATCAGGAAGACGACTTGGGGGAGTTTGCATATGCAGCCCAGTTTGATCAGTGTCCTGTTCCCCGTGGAGGAGGTGATTTCAAGACGGCTAGAATTGAGGTGGAGAGGACTGCACCCCATCGTTTCAAGAAACTCGTCCGATATTGGGATAAAGCGGGTACCCGTGGAGGTGGTTGTTTTACTGCCGGCGTTTTGTTAGGTTTGGATGCTGATGGGTTTACTTGGATTCTGGATGTTTGTCGTGGACAATGGGACGCCTTCGAAAGGGAAAAGCATATTAAACAGTGTGCTGAGATAGATGGTCCACGGTGTTACAACTACGTTGAGCAGGAACCTGGGAGTGGTGGAAAAGAGAGCGCAGAATCCACCATTCGGAATCTTACAGGTTTTCGCATCTTCGCTGATAGACCAAGTGGAGATAAAGAGACGCGAGCTGAGCCTGCCCAGTGTCAGGTGAACGCTGGTACTGTGAAAATGTTAAGAGCGGAATGGAATAAAGCATTTATTAACGAGCTTCGGTATTTTCCGAACTCGAAGTTCAAGGACCAAGTAGATGCGTTCTCCGGTGCATTTACAAAATTAACTAAGAAGAAAAGAAGAGCAGGAGCCTTATAATGAGTAAGAAACGAAGAAGCCTCAGGATCAATACCAAGAGTAAGCCAGTAACGGCAACCAACGTGCAGAAAGAGATGCACACTATGGCTCTGGAGTTGGTAGGCAATGCGTCGTTGTCTCGCGCACAGCTTATGCAAAGCATGTTGGACCAGGGAGGCAAGGATATCAACGAATCCTGTGGGTACCCCGAGGTCATTACTCCAGAGATGTACACGGAGATGTATGCCCGCGAAGGTGTGGGTGCGCGTATCGTGGATGTCTGGCCGGAAGAGACGTGGAGTGAGAAGCCTGCCATTTATGAGAATGAACATCCTGAAGATGCCACGGCTTTTGAGACTGCGTGGAGGAGCGTGGACGAGAAGTACCATGTTACCTCTGTTATGGCGCGGGCTGATGCTCTGTCTGGTGTTGGGAAGTACGGTGTCATCCTCTTGGGAGTAAATGACGGTAAACAGCTCAACGAGCCCATTGAGGGCGTAGACAGCGAGGATGCCACGCAAGCAACAGAGGAGCGTGAATTGCTGTTCATCCGCCCCTTCATGGAAACCGCCGTCAAGCCTACACAGATGGAGACGAACGTTCGCAATTCTCGTTTCGGGAGAGTGAAAGAGTACACGATCGATTTCATGGATGGAAATACTAATGTTTCTAGGAAGGTGCATTGGAGTAGAATCATCCATCTGGCGGACCGTCGTGAGATGTCTGAGATTGAAGGTGTTCCAAGAATGCAGAAATCCTATAACAGACTTCTGGATATCCGTAAGATACTGGGTGGGTCTGGAGAGATGTTCTGGAAGGGCGGTTTCCCAGGTTACAGTTTCGAGGTGGACAACGATGGTGAGGTAGAGGTGGACAAGGAAAGCCTGCGGGCTGAGATGGAGAAGTACATGAATGGCCTCCAACGTTACCTTGCGTTGGAAGGCGTCAAAGCGAAGTCGCTGGCTCCGCAGGTAGAAGATCCGAAGGGGCACCTCACATGCCAGTTGGACGCTTGTGCTATGACAGAAGGTATTCCGAAGCGGATTCTGTTTGGTAGTGAGCAAGCTGAATTGGCATCCTCTCAGGATACGAAGACGTGGAACAGACGTGTCGCCAAGCGCCAGAAGTATTACGCTTCGCCTTATATCATCCGTCCTGTCATCAACAGACTGATCTCCATAGGCATTCTGCCTTTTGTTGAGGCTTACTTCATCGACTGGGAAGACCTTAACACGACGTCCGATAAGGAAAAAGCAGATGTCGCCAAAGCCTGGGCAGAGGCACTCGCCAAGTTTGTCCAAGGAGACGTTGAGCAAGTCATCCCAATCCAAGAGTTCCTGTCCATCCTGGGAGCGTTGCCACAAGAGCAGGTGAAGCAAATCATGGATGCCCTTGATGATAGTATGGCAGAGGAAGACGATCCAGATGATGTGGATCCCGACGAAAAACAAAACGAAGAGGAATAAGACATGTCCACGAAAGAAGAGATCTTGGACCAGCTGCTTACATGGATCAATCAAGGCGCCTCGTTGATGAGGCGTCCCGGATGTGAGGTCCATGTGGATGAACATGGTGCCCTGCATAATTTACATATAGAATTCCCGCAAGGTATCCCATCTACTTTTCCAGTTGCTAGAGAGCCAAGTGGAACCACACCCACCTGGATTCCATGCCCCAGGGACCAAGCTGAAGAATACCGCTGGCGTGTCCGTACGGGTTCTTCTCCCTACAGTCTCCAAACGCCGTGGCGGGGTTGGAAGGAGGGAGCTCCGGTGAACCCCGATCCGCTGGCCCGTGAATATGATTACCGCAAACTAAAGAAAGAGGAATAATCATGGATCCATTCTACCCATTCTCAAGTCTCTTCCAAATGTGGCTAGCTACCGTAGGCGTCCTATCCGCACCCTTTGTCATTCAATGGGTGGTATACGGGCTGAGACGTCCACCTTTTGGAAGTGGCTTGTTTAGACGACGACTTCGTGTCACCGAGGAAGAGCGGGCTGAGGCACTCCAGGATTGTCTTACCCTGGCAGAAGTAATAGCAATCACTTCACCGGGCACAGTGCTGTCAAAAGAGGAACTGGATACAGCTGAGGAAAACGCAAGAGCCCTCAAAGCATACGTCGAAAGCTTGGAGGTCTGGTAGTCATGAGTAAAAGAGACGACCGATATAAAGATCTCGCAGATTGTGTGGATGACCCCATTCGCATGAAGAGAGTCGAGGATTTAGAAAGTATACTCAAGAAAACGTCTTCCTGGCGTCTCCGTTCTGCCCTCTCCCACGCGACAGAGAAGCTCCAGGAAGAAGCCCGCATGGTAGAGGAGTATCTGTCAGAAAAGGATTATGTCTGGGCTGCTGATGATGTACTCCTCATCGTGGCACATCTTGCGACTATAAAACAGGCTCTCCTGAAAGCTGGGTTCGATCCAGACGAGGAACCTGAATGCGATACAGCATGGCTTGAGGTGTATACAGGCCCATGGGGCACGGTTAAGATCCGAGACGGACGCCTAATCGAAGGCACAAGCCCATGTAAGTCCTGTAAACATAACAGAACTTGCCAAACAGAAGAAAAGTGTGGCAAAGGTTTTGATGGGTGGGAGCTTCCAGTGTTCAGTTCTTCCACACCCCCAACAGAACCCGTAAGGTATGCTTTTAAGGAAAGTCAGCTACCCAAGGAGCAACCATGAGCTCAGAATTACGAGAAGAAATGTCCCGAGGTGCAGATGCAGCCGCCTCCCTGGTTAGCCATGTAAGGAAGATGCAGGAATGGGATATAGATGTTTGCGGGAGTAGCATCTTCGTAGTAAAAGGGAATATCCTGTATGAGATAAAGATGGAAAAAGCCGGGCACTGCGAAGAGTTCGGAATACCAAGGAGTGGATAGATGCCACGTAAACAAGTCAAGAACCTGGACCCCTCCAGAACGAAAACTATAAGAAACACCTACCAACGAGACATTCGCAAACGCGTCAACACCCTCAAGAAAAACCTCAAACAATGGCTCGTGGTAGAGGACGAACTCGCACTAAAGCCTCGCCCGCAGTTCAAGTTCAACGCCCGCCAATACGAGTTCGCGACAGACCCCGCCAAGCTGGAAGCCTTCAAGCAATGGCTAACAACGCAGATAAACGATGGAATACTTGAGTCCAGCTCCGCAACCCCTTGGAACGCTACTTATGTAGACAGCGCCTATAGAAAGGGAGTTGTCCGAGCTTACACAGATGTTCGCAAGGAAGCTTTGGCAGAGAACCTCCCATTCTACGAAGGAACCAAGGCTCAATTCCTGGCCACTGCATTCGCAGCACCTGAGACAGTGTCCAAGCTCCAACTGATCTATATGCGTAACTATGACGCGTTAGTGGGCTTCACGAATGAGATGGCTACACAGGCATCTCGTATCCTAGCCACGGGCCTATCCAACGGCTATGGTCCCGCTCGTATAGCCAGGGAGATGACGAAGCAGATTGATTCCCTCACACGCAAACGCGCGAACACGATAGCGCGAACGGAAGTCATCTACGCACATGCGGAAGGACAGCTGGACGGTTTCGAACGACTGGGAATCAAGGAAGTTGGTATACTCGCAGAGTGGGTAACGGCGGGCGATGATCGCGTCTGTGCCCGATGTGCTGCTAATGCTGGGCAAGTGTACACGATTGAAGAGGCTCGTGGTCTTATTCCCCTTCATCCTAACTGTCGTTGCGCATGGGCACCTGCTTCTCAGTTTGCTAAGCGAAAAGCCGCGTAAGCAGTAAAACAAACAAAATTATGCATTCCTGAGTGAGGTCCTCAGTTTGCACTGAGTATAAAGTGAAATAAGATTTTACTAAGAGGTTCGCTGCCTGTCGGGTACGTCAGGCGGTGTGTTACTCCAAAAACAGATAACCCAAAGAATTAACTTGTATACATATCCACACCATTATATTATATAGTGTAACTATCATGAAATGAAGTGCCAGTGAGGCGCAGCAACCAGAGGAGGTCTACCATGTCAATGCTCAATATGGGCTCACCAGCGGCATACAACGGCCTGTGGGTATACACGACGGTCAATAAATTCACGACGAGCGGCGGTGCAACTGAAGAGACTATCCTTATTCATGGAAGTGGGACGATAGGGGTTTCCACGGCGGCGGCTATAACTACAGATTTCCTAAGATGCAACCTGCACATTGAAAACCCTATACCGGCGGGTGCGTGGTATAATATTAGTGAAGCTTCTTTAAGCTACAACACTGATAATAATAACAGGTATGCAACCGCAAGCTCTATCAACTTTGAAGACTGCTCCATCGTCTTTGACGCCCCATCCATCAAGGCCATCTTCCTGTCGGATTGCATAAACACCAGGGTCTTCAACGCGGGCTCCACCCTACTTACCTATACACAAGGGGGCGCGAACCTCAACGGAATGCACCTGGTGAACACAAACTGGGAAGTCAACGGGCAACCGTCACAGGCGGCGGGCATTAAATTGGTGAACAGCGCGATCACCAATTACCTTGTACCACGCTTAGACTTTAGCTACATCGACCTCACGGCTGGCGGCACCAACCTGACGATGAATATAGGTAATGGCGGTAACGTATCCGTCTACATGTGGAATATTGTCAAATTCGACAATACTGCGATCAATCCCCTCCACGTCAACAATAAATACTTTGACGGCATTTCGGCGAGTTGGGTATTTCAAGACCGAGACACCGGGGCAGATGTTGAAGACGTCCTTATTATCAACTCTTCGGATAAATCAGGCTCGATGGTTGAGAAGGGGCGGTATACGACAAACAGCGACGGGTTGGCCGTTGGGACCTATGACAGCCGTTTCGAGACTACAGGCGCAAGCCAGGTGCGTGATGCCTTATTCCTATTCAAGAATTATAGCAAGATACCAGGCACCACCCACGGCGGGGCAATTAAGTATGACATTATACCAGTAGTCAATAGGGTAGAAATCCGGTCATGGAAGCACGACCCGCCGGTTGGGTACATTGTAGGGGACAACACCGCCCTCACTACTGTGCAGGGGTCGCTGAACCCAGACTACACAACGGACACCCACCAAGTTTTCGTCTTGAACAACGATCTCAACCTTACCGAATCCAACAAAGCTACGATCCTGGCGTATACGGACCTCGGCGGCAATGGTAACAAAGCCTACGACCGCCAAAAGGTTTATTGGCGCGACACCGACAACGTTGCAGTGATCGGCAAGACGGGCTCCCAGCTGGTGCCGGGGAACATCGATCTGATTTTCAACAAAACAGCCGCCTCAGTCTTCGTGGCCACCTCCACAAGCCAAACCTACAAGATGACGACGGACTATAGTGGGGGAATGTTGGCTGAGGGCACGGGCGACTTGACAACCCAGAACGGAGTGATCCTGAATGGTGGCGTGTTCAACGGCAACATCAACTATGAATCCAGCGCCGGAACGACTATCACCGACATCACCTGCACAGGCACCCTCGACTTCGATACTGCCGGAACCTATTATCTCTCCGGTTGTACGCTCAACATCGTCACGAACAGCAGCGGTGGCGCTGTGATATTAGTCCTAACCAACGGCGCGACTATCACAACCAATACCGGCCCGAATATCACGATCAACAACCCGGTAGATATTGAGGTCACAGGAGTAGCAACAGGCAACGAGCCGACGACCTATGTTAGATGCCATGTCGAAGCTGCCGCGGGTGGTCCTGAGAGCGCTGGAACGGTTATATTGAACAAAGAAGCCCAGACCGTGGACGGCTCGACCTATAAGGCAACCGACTCATACAATTACACGAGCGACCAACCAGTGATAGTCAGGGCCAGATACAAGGGGTACCTACCGTTCTCAGGAACGGGAACCATAACATCCTCTGGTTTGGTGGTCACTGCTATATGGCTGGAAGATCCAAATTACAACTAAGGCGACTAACATGGCAAAGAGTAAAAAAACCACCGAACCCTTCAAGTTCACAAAAAAAGAGATACAAGACTTTCAAAAAGAATGCGGTAAAAAGCCTATGTTCAGCATTGCCGATTTTAATGGAGCACTGGACAAGGCAGCAACCGCACTGACTTACAAGGATATTAGAATCTTAGTGAGTAAAGTTGGGTGGCTCGACGATAGCGAACGTGTGAAGTTCAAGGACGTATTAACCGAGGAAAGTTTGACGGAGGAAGAGCATAAAAGATACACGCGAATCTATCCGAATCCCCGCCAGTTCAAAAAGTACTTCCCAACCAAAGGTAAATAATAATGCCTATTTCAAGTGACACAGCAGTCGACACGGTGAACAAGGTAATTCGGCGCTCCGCTGGGCCAACGAGCACAGTTTACAGCGTGAACGCCTTATACTCATATTTAATGGATTACTTTGACGAGTTGGCTTTGATGGACGATCAGGTTCCAATGTCTGCACAGACGCCGACCTCGTATACTATGATTAATGGTTGGTATATCCAGGAAGAGCTAACCCAGTTCCTCGACGGCGGTGCTATCCAGACAAGCGGATACGATAGTGTAATTCAGGTGCTGACGCTCGATGGATCTTACACTCCCGCTATCACCACCGACCTAGGCAAGCAAGTGAACGATGATGCTGCCCCGGTTGGCGCTTTGCTGGACTACGACAACACCACACAAAAATGGTGGGTACGCTCGGCCAGTACGATAGCGAATAACTCAGCTATGACCATCGCCAGCGGTGCAGGCGTGGGTGACGCAGCCGCGGACTCGCTAACAGGCGAAACAGTCTTTGCGAACCCTTATACGCTTGGGGCACTTGAAGGAACCCCGGCTATTTACCTATACCAAGACGGCAGCCCGATAACCAGTTGGTGGGCGAGCGGGCACTTCGATATCTTGGTAAAGGTATCAGAGGCAGACGTCGATATCGATAGTAAAAACGTTACGGTTACAGCAAGAACATGGACTGACACCTATTCTACGTTCGAAATCACCCTGACAACTGCGGGGCAGAACGCTGTACCGCTCGGCACACAAGACGATCTTAACAATACATCCACAGAAGCCGACGCCGAAGATTTGCAGGACGGCTCGACCGCGTCAATTGCTGTTGCCTTTAGCTTCTCGTCGCCCTACACCTACGACATTGGGGACGGTAACGGCGTGCAGCCCTACGACGTTCAGATTGATTGCGACAATCGGCGGCTCTCCGACGTGTACGAGGTAGCAAAGTACTGGACCCGCGACGGCTCTCTGAAACAGCTTGAATACAACACTGATTCCAATTTCATTAACGGTGAAGCCTATCGCTATGCCGATTCCACTTACGCGGAAGTCACTGCGTCACCTTTGGGTACGTTCGCTGGTGGCAAATTCTTTGGAGCTCAAGGTGTATATTTCACCAACCTACATGCCGACGACGCGCAAGCGTTTCAGCTTATAGATAATAACGGTGTCACACGATTCCCCCCGAACTATCAAGCGTTTGTTGTCAACGGCGTTGTATCTGGTGACAGGGTTGTTGTTTACCTAGCTAGCGGCGGGGTTGTTGACAAGACTCAATATAGTTTGAACGGGTCAAACCCACTGAACACCATTACGGTAGCGGGCGCCGTCCCAAACGACACGCCAACAACCGGTACTATAATTGTCGTGGACGATGACGGGTCAGAGATCAGCTACGCCTACACCGCATGGGCTGGTAGTGACTTCACCGTCACAATCGGCGCGGGCACCTACTCAGGAACTGAAACCGCCTACGTTCCGTACATCTACGAAGAGTCGGCTGGAACATCTGTCAGTGAAACTGTTATTTATGTATCTGATAGGGCGGTGATAGCGAGAGTCCGTAAAGCTGGGATCCTACCGTTCGAGACGACAGGGACCTACGGCTCAACAGGGTATTCAGCAACGGCGATTAGAACAACAGACAGTATCTATACGCCATAAAAGGGTGAGAAATGGCAACATTAACATTTGATGACATAAATAAGATCATCACAGTGGACGTGGCTTTTGTGGAGATCACGATACAAGAGTTGCACAACACTATCCGAGAGTACGAAGACGGTCTTGTCAATATGGATCTGAAGCAGATAGTCTCTTCCGGGGGAAAAGAACCCCTTGGAGGAGGCGTCAGCGTCGGTATCACCTTGACACTCCTCAATGATTGGCGCCTAGCTTTCGCGCCCCGCACCGGTCCTGCCTATGTGCAATGCAACGTGAGCGGAGGAAACCTGGTGGCAGTGAATGTCAACGGCTCCATCTATCCCACCGCGTTCACGCAGGTTGTCGTCACTGCATCCTCGTCCGCCACAGCGTCAGACATCGAAGCGGTCCAGTTCTCAAGCTTTGGTGGCGGTGTGAGTATTGACACAACGTCTGCGAACACTGGGACGACATATCCTGTCGGGAACAAAGAGTATCCGGTCAACAACGTACCAGACGCAAGAACTATCGCTGAAGCGCGAGGGTTCACAACATTCTTCATCCGCGGTGATATAACTCTGGACACCGGGGACGATATTAGCGACTTTAAGGTGACCGGAGAGAACACAAGCCGGTCCACTATCACAATTAATACGGGCGCCGCCACAGACAACTGCGAGATAACTGATGCCCATGTAACTGGCATACTAGACAACGGTATCATTGTCAGAGACAGCATTATCGACGATCTGGTCTATGTTGACGGGATCATCTATAACACGATGCTCAATCCCGGAACCATTACATTGGGGAATAACTCGACAGGGCATTTCATCAACTGCTTCAGCGGGGTGCCCGGTACGGACACGCCTATCATTGACATGGGCGGTTCTGGGCAAGCTCTGGCTTTACGGAATTATAATGGCGGCATCGAGCTACGGAATAAGTCTGGAGCCGATTCAGTAAGCATAGATTTGAACTCGGGGCAAATCATACTGGCGTCCACCATCACGAATGGCACCTTGGTTCTCAGAGGCATAGGCAAGCTAACCGACAACTCAGTAGGCGCCACCGTCCTCGCGGAGGATCTAATCACCGGCGCAAGGCTCAACGAGCTCCAGACGCTGGTGACACAATGTAGGGACGGCATGCTCGGCAATGCTTATTATGATCCTAACGCAGGGACTTTGGAACTGAGAAGCTATGACACACCGGTCTCTGTGATAGCTACATTCGATATCACAATAGTAAACGGCAATGTAACTGCAAAAGTGAAGCAATAAATCAAATAGAGGAGAATATAAGATGGGTATCACAATAGACAAAGGCGAATCGAAGAAGATTGATGTGAACGCCAATGGGGACCTAACCTCAGATGAAATACACATTTATATTACCAAACTGACGACAACTATAGACAAGTATGCATCTATAGCTCTCACAGGATATAACAGCTTAGGGACTATATCGTATGATAGTGGTACGGATGAGACGACGATACGACTAAATATCCAAGGTGAAGCCACAGCTAATTATGATGGACCTACCCTTAACCTTGTACTCTGGGTGAAGACAACGGACGGAGACTTTCCAAACGGCTTCATCCGGATGACGAGAAAGGAAGATGAATTCGAAGTCCAGGAGGTCATATGATATGTCCATCATATACACCTATGGAGTAGGACCACTTGGAGGGGTTGGAGGTATAGAGCCGCAGGAAATTGATATTGAGATAGTGGACGTAAGTGCAGAGGGAGTGAGCGTAGGCGTGACCGACGTAGATTCTGTAGATGTGTCCTTAGTTTCAGGAGAAAGCCTGGAAGTGGAGTTGGTCTCGGTCGAGAGTTTAGATGTTGTCGTAATTTTGCAAGAGAGTTTGGAAATGAGCCTGGAGTGTGGTGATGAATAAAGAAAAGAAAGAATTAACGAAGACGTTCGTGTCCAATATACGACCTCGCGTTGATAGTAAAGTAACGCCGGTTAAAGTAACTGGTGAAGCGGGCACCCAAGCCCAAGAAAACAAGAAACGGAAAGGAGAAACAACATGAGAAGCGCACGGTCGTTTCTAGTAGCGTTCGCCCTCGTACTCGCATTGGGTTGGCAGAGTCCAGTTCAAGCTTGCACGATGTGCATGAAGAGCGCAGCAATCCAAGTGGAATGTAAGATGGTGGTTAAGCCCACCGTCCAGCAGGAAGCTATCGTGGAGGTTGAGAAGTATCAAGGAGCCAATGGATTGGCCAAGATGCTTTTTCTCAGCCCTGAAAAATATAAACAATCGCTGCTCTATACTTTTCAGGAGATCCATTGCATCCGCATTGCCCAAGGTCGAAACACAACTATGTCGGCTAATGTCAGGACAGAAACACCGGTAAAATTACTGTGTGCCAGCACCCTTCGTGTTGTCCAACATAATTACGGCTAAGCTCTCCCACCAAAGGCCACGCCAGCCATTGCCCGTTGATCATTTAGGTCAGCGGGCTTTTTTGTGATTAAATTAGATAGCGTGTCTTGATCTTTGCATGACTTAGTTGAAAAGTCAGTTCCACCCACATATATTACACCAACCCGAAATTCATTTCGCGAATTCAGATTCGGAGATAACAATGTGAAAAAGAAACGACGAATACTAAAGATGCCCAACATGGCAACGAATCGTGATGTCTCTCAAGTGTTCCTGAGACCCACGATCAATCTGTCTGGGCTCGTGAGGAATGAGACACTCGAAGGGCGCGAATATCTAGTCGTGCCCATGATCATGGCCGTCGAAGGTGTCTTGAACGGCTCCACCGGCGCTCTGTACTACCCTGCCGAAGAGCTAGCCAAGGTTCCCCAAGTATGGAACCACAAACCTGTAGTCGTCTATCACCCAGAGATGGACGGTCAATCAATTTCCGCATGCGATCCAGCTACTATTGAAGAGTACAAAGTAGGCATCATCATGAACACTATGTTCGATGGTCGTGCCCTGCGTTCTGAAGCGTGGTTGGAAAAAACAAGAGTGGACAAAGTGGACAACCGCGTCATGGAAGCTGTCGAGAATAGCCTCATGATGGAACTGTCTACTGGACTGTTTACGGACGTGGAAGAAACAGCAGGCGAGTTCAACGGTACAGCATACACGGGCATCGCACGCAATTACCGCCCCGACCACCTCGCTATTCTACCCGATCAGATCGGAGCTTGCTCCATAGCAGATGGCGCCGGCTTCCTACGTGTAAACAAAGCCAGCACAGGCCGCGAGAAAGATCTCCTAGATTCACGAGGAACTGAGGGAGATTGTAAGGGGCACAGCACCAAAAGACTCATGGGTATGGATCCTTGACGTATTTGATGACTATTTCATCTACGAACTTGAGACAAGCGACCCCCTCACCACGACGCTCTGGAAGCAGACGTACAAGGTAGAGGATGACAAAATTTCTCTAGAGGGCGTTCAGGCAGAAGTCGAGCGCGTCGTCAGTTACGTTGAGAAATCACCAGCAACTAACCAACAAGGAAAAGAGACAATGGACAAGACCCAAGTTGTCAATGCTCTGATCTCGAATCAGGCAACAAAGTGGAGCGATAGCGATCGGGAGTTTCTCATGGGACTCGACGAAGCACAGCTCGCCAAATTCGAACCGGTAGCAAACGAACAGAAGCCAGAAGTACCCGAAGGCGGCGTTACTCCAGCTCCAGCTCCCGCCCCGGAAGCTCCTGCTGCCAATAAGGCGCAGACCACCGCAGAATATTTACAGAACATGCCTGCCGAGATTGCACAAGTTGTGAACTCCGCAATGGCACAGCAGGCTCAGTTGAAAGCGACAAACATCGCGACCATCAAAGCCAACGCACAGAACCAGTTCACGGATGCACAGCTCGCCGCAATGACAGGTGATCAGATTGGCTTGATCGCTGGTATTGCTGCCAACGCCGCTGCTGAAACTCCTGGGCACCAGGAAATCCCGCTCCAGATGAACTATAGTGGTCAAGCTCCCGTCGCTCCCGTCGGCAACGAAGGTGCAGAAGCGGAAGAGCCCATGGTCATGCCCGTCATCAACTACGGAAACGACAAGTAGTCTAGAGCTACTTCAACGAATCTAAGAAGGAGACCTAATTATGGGTACCAACAATTCGATCATCCTCGGCGGCGAATACCGCAAGCTCCAGAGCAAAGCCGCAGCAGCTGGACAAACGCCGCTGCCGGGCATGCTCTTGAAACAGGCCAGTGCAACCACACTGACTGTCCACTCCACTCAGGGTGGCTATGCAGAACGCCTCATTGCTGTTGAAGATTCTCTTCAGGGCAAAACGAAGTCCGATGCCTATGTCGCCGGGAACATCATTGATGCTATCCTGCCATACCCGGGAACAGAAACCCAAGTTCTGTTGTCCGCCAGCTCCGCAGCGGTAAGCATTGACGATCAGCTCGTGAGTCAGGGTGATGGGAAGTTCGAGAAAATCGATACCGGCGACCTCCCCCTCTGCGTAGCCACGGAAGCTCTCGATCTCACCGCCTCCGGTGCGGTAGACACTCTCATCAACGTCCGGTGGCTCTAGTCCCATCCGGGATTAGTGTCGCGTCACAATAACGTCACACAAACAAGGAAAAGACAATGGACTTTATCCTCAATGGAAACGCCACCGGATCAGTTGCAGAACGGCTCCTGGCGTCCAATTTCGATGTAAACGCTCTGCGTCCATACATCGGCGCCGACGGGCGAGCATACATCACGACCACAAACGCGGCAGGCAAACTTGTCGCTCAACCCATCCATACCAACTCAGCTACGCTCCGTAAGGACGACTGGATTCTTCTGGACACCGCTATCATCAAGACAGCGAAGGCTCGTTTGAAGGCCGTTGCGGATCTTCGTGGTGCCGGTCTCGAAATGAACATTCCGAATGGTATGGGCAAGACTGTTCTGCAAAGCCAGAACATGTCCGATATCACGGATGCTGAGATCACCATGGATGGTCTTGAGAAGTCGAAGGCTGACCGTCCTAACTTCGAGCTCGTCAACCTCCCGCTGCCGATCCTGCACAAAGACTTCAGCTTCAGCGCACGTGAAGTCAACGTTTCTCGCAATGGCGGCAGTCCTTTGGACACCACCATGGCAGAACTGGCAGGTGACAAGGTTGCAGAGATTGCGGAAAAGCTGCTCATCGGAACCCAGGCCGGTCTTACGTTTGGCGGTGGTACCATTTATGGTTACACGAACTTCCCATCGCGCCTGACCAAGACCATCACCGCCCCGACCGCTTCCGGTTGGACTGCCGCGACTACCGTTACGGAAGTCTTGGAGATGATCAAACAGTCCCAGGACGCGTTCCACTATGGACCGTATCAGGTCTATTACGGCCCCTCGTGGATGCCGTACATGAACGACGAATACAAGCTCCAGTCCGACGACATGTTGGCCGAGCGTCTTCGTCGTATCGACAACATTCGTGGCGTAAGTCAGCTGGATTACCTCACCGGGTTCTCCATTCTAGTCGTTCAGTTCACCTCCAACGTCGTTCGCGAAGTTGTTGGTATGGACATCACGACTGTGCAATGGGCAACGGAAGGCGGCATGAAGCTGAACTTCAAGGTCATGGCCATCTTGACACCACAGCTGAGGGCTGACCAGTCCGGTAATACGGGTATCGTTCACGGTTCCACTACATAGAATGAAGCCTGGAGTTATGTGAACCCGAAGCGGGCACGGGTTAACACCTCTGCCCGC